AAGTTAAATGTCTCAGGCACTCTAAGAATAGATGCGCTCTCTGCAGTGCGTGATGGGTCACCTCTAAAGCCATGCTCTTCACACAAAGCTTTAAGGCGGTCGGCGACGGGTTTCCATTCGGCACGACTAATTGTCTCTGCCAACCTCCAATAGGCATGGATACCACGACCTGAATTTACTATCGTCGGTAACGGTAGCAGTATAATTTCACAAAACTTTTTGAGTTCTGCTAAACCGGTGGCTTGGTCTATATAACCTTTGCCAGTTAAATCCTTGTCAATACCACAGTCAATGTCTAACCAAAAAGACTTAAAGTATGCGCTGTTCTTTTGCGTGCGACCATCTTCATCGTTTTCATATTTAGCGCAAGCAAAATAAACATCGTATTTTTCCAGTAACAGATTTGTTATCTCTTCGTCAGCTTCTGCTAACGTCTCAACAAATGTCTGCCTTGGTCGCCCCTCTTGATTCAAACCGACAATGCAATACCACCCTTCCGGGGGAAGCACTGCATTTAATAAATCTGTCGTTGCCATATCACCTCAAAATCCGAAGAAAGGAAGGGCAGCAGGGGGGTCGGCATCCCCCTTTTCGTTCCGTCAAACTAGCTGCCCCAGGGGTAAACTATTTAGCTAATAGCTTCTCTATCTCAGTAGCCGTAGTCTTGTGCGGGGTCACGGTACCTGTAAACCAATTATAAACAGTCATTCGAGATACACCAAACTTCTCAGCAATCTGTGCGACTGGAATATCGGCAGCAATACAATACCTACCTAGCTTAACTCCAATATGCTTAGAGTCGGCGGCTTTGTTTGCCTTTACAAGACGATAGCTATAGCCTCTTAGACTCATACGTTCTCTTGGCCCCAACTACCCATAATTGCTGCTAAATCTTTTTTGGGCGTAGGTTCTGCAGCTTTTTTCTCAGGGCGCTTTTTCGGCTCTTCAACTTCAACTGGTGCAGCTTGCTTTGGTGCTGCTAACGCTGGTGCTTTATCAGTCTTAGTAAATGTAAACTCAACTGCTCGTTTAGCTGCTGGGGTTTCGCCTTGACGCTTAGCAACTTCCCACTGCTCTTTAGACAAGAACTTCAAAGGCTTAAAGAATAACTTAGCAGTGTCGCTATCGGAATCAAAACGCATTTCAGTAGTAAGCGTATTTAAGTTATAGCCTTGTGAGCCAACGTACTTAACATACTGCTCAAACGGCATGTGGGTCAGATCACCCTTACCGAAGATAGACTTAGATGCAAGTTGTAATTGATATACATCCCCACCAATGTCGTCAGCAAGAGCAACAGCAACACGGCGGAAATGACGACAAGCACGCCCTCCACCAGCACCGGATCCTTTAACATTTTGCGGACATTCCGTGCAGTTGTGGTGCTGAGGTTCTTCCACTGTTGCGTCAGGTGCAACGCCATTATTAGACCAGCAATCTGGAATAGCAGCATCTTCCTTCGGATTGTAAGCTTTAGCATAAAATGTCCTTGATACGTCTCTTGCTGCGTTTACGATAACTACATTTAGCGATTCGCTATTACTTGTTAATACTTCTTCCCCATTGACAACCATACGGAATTTGCCGCCCCGTAATGAGATACGCTTGCTGCCACTGTTACCAACCAACGCTTTAGTTATGTCGTCTAACTTTACGTCTTTTAAATAGTCGGGTAAATCTTGATTAAAAAGAGTGATTTCACTCATTTGCTTCTCCTTACTGTTATAGAATGCTCTGCTTCCACATTTAACCCGAGCGGAAGCATATCGGGGTTTTCTTCTAAAAACTGCTTGATATTTGTTTGATGGATACGCCTTTCTAACAACTCAGGAATATTGTGCTCAAACATAAAAGCGTAAAACTTTTCCCAATCATTAGTCCAGTAGCGTTTTTTAACGGACTGCATAACTGTACCGTGGGGGGTTTTAAGACTTGTAGCCCCAGTGGTTTTGCATACATCAAGCATCTGTTGCTCAAGAACATCTAGCTGAGATGCAAAGTCGGCTTCAATCTTGTCGGCTTCTTTTCTAGCTTCGTCTCTTGCGTCTCTAATCTTTATATAGACTTCGACGATTTGATCTACTGTTATATCTGACATACCTTCCTTTCTTTATGTTTACGAATCTTTGTTCGTTAAATAATATTACTACTAATATTTTAGTTTGTCAACTATCTTCTTCAACTTCATTTTTGTATAAGTCAATTAGTTTATCATGAACATCAAGTTTATTTTGCAGCATAGAATACAGTCTTGTCTCTACGGGAGAACCCTTAATATGCACGATTGTCATAGGGTTCTTTTGCCCTTGTCGGTCGATACGAGCATTAGCTTGCAAATATGTTTCAATTGATGTAACAGGGGCGTACCAAATAATTGTATCGGCTGCAGTTAGGGTAACCCCGTGTGCCGCAGCTTGTGGTTGAATAATCAAGACCTTAGGATAAGGGGTTTCTTGAAATCTTTTAAATATCTCAGTTCGTTTATTAACAGGAACAGCCCCATTGATGATATCGCAGACAATACCTACCCCTCTCAAATGCTCACTGAGTAACTCTATTGTATGAGTAAACGGTACAAATACAAGGACTTTCTGACTAGACTCATTGATAACTTCTTCAATAACTCTGAGACGATTAGACACATCAAACTCAATAACAGCACCGGTGTCAGAGTAGACAGCGCCACCAGAAATCTGCAATAATTTATTAATATTGACGGCAGCGTTAACTGTGCTGATCTCCTCCCCCGCAGCCACCATGAGCATCTCCTTTTTGAGGAGCTTGTAGAACTTGTCTTGTTGTGGTGTGAGTGGTGCATCTCTGTATACATGAGTAACATCCGGTAGGTCTAAACATTCTTTTTTAGTAAAGCGAATAGCTGGCTGCAGTGCACGATAAACTACTTCGCTTGCGTTTGGTTTTGGCATCCATTTAAACTTGCTAATGTTAACCATAGTCTGATCCCTAAAAGCCCCAAAGAACCTTGGCACTTTGTCGGGCACGCACATCTTGGCTAAGCCGTAAGCATCGGTCGGACTTTGAGCTGCTGGTGTTCCAGTCATCATCCATAGCCATGTATTTGGTGTTATTAGCTTATGGAGAGTCTTCCATCGCTGCGTAGTCGGCGTCTTGTATGCGTTAGCTTCGTCAATTACGATTAGGTCGAACCCGCCATTTGCAATGCTGTCGGCGACAATTTCAACTCCGTCATAATTAATAACAACAAACTCAGCATCGCTTTCTATGATGGCTTTGCGTTTGAGTCTATCGCCGTATGCTATGGCTACTTTGCGGTGAACGGCAAACTTAAATAGATCTGCTTGCCATGCCGACTGCATGATTGACAAAGGGCATATGATTAAAACCCTATTGATTACTTCCTGTTCTATTAGGCAGTCTGCCGCCCATATAGCTGATGCGGTTTTGCCTGTGCCTTGTTCGTTAAAACAAAAAGCTCTTTGGTTTGTTGCTAGGAATATTGCCGTCTTTCTTTGATGCTCCATGGGTGGGTAAACCCCAGGCCATGAATATACCTCAGGTTTTTCCATTCTTGGGCTTATTTCGCTTGACGGTGTGGTCTGGGTTTCGGCTAAATGAACGGTTGGCACTTTTCGATTTAATTTTAAGGTTGCTAGGGGCGTTCGTGCCGCCTTTTGAAAGAGGGATAACATGGTCAATATCCTTCCCCGCTCTGTCTATGCCTTTCTTGTCCATCGCATAGCGGGCTCTTTCCCGAGCATTGCGAGATGGTTGCTCCCCCCGCTCCTTCTGCTGTTGGTATTCCTTCTTGTATGGGCGTGGTTTGTTCACGTAAGGCATAGCGGTCTTCCTCTTTATGGAAAATATAGAGACTTCCATCTCCTAATACTACGTATTTTGGCATATTTTCGGGATTATTACCATACATCTCCTTGACAATAGCATTTAAAGAGGCTATTTCGGGGTCAGTTTCTACCATACCTGCAAATGGAATAGGTTCTAAAGACATGGGGGCGGCTCCTTTGGTTTGCCAGGGACATGATCGTATGCGGGGTCATCCCAAAATCTACTGTTGTTTGATATACCGAGAATATCTGGGCGGTCTGGGATTGCACCTATTGGTCTATCTTTTTTATGGGAACTTCTCCACACCACAAAAATAGTCTCAGGGTGTTCGCACTTCTTTTGCTTAAGCATCTCTACTTTATATTCACGGGTGCAATCCAAGCAATAGTTTAAAGGGTCGTGCGGTTGGTTAGTTCTATACGACTGCCACATATACTCTTTATGGTGCTCTTTACTTTCAAAGCAAGGTGGATACCAGTCAGGGTTATGGGGCGTTATCTTATCCATTTTGTTTTTCCAATCTAGCAATCTCACGGTTGATATACCACACGGCTTTCTTTAAGTCTTCTAAATGCTTACCTTTTAACCCAGCCCGCCATACATACTTAATGGCATTACCAAGATTAAAGTTCATGTGCTCGGTGATTTGGATGCACTCTATACCCGATGGGTGGTCGGTATAATGAACGGGATGGTTTACTGGGTCTATCATTTTTTAATAGCCTCATTAACTCGTTGTATTTGCGGATGTGGGGTTGGGACATACGGTCTTGGTGAAGCGTACGTCTTTGATTTAGCCCACCTAAACTCATCTTTCTCTGGTTTATACGCTACAAATTTTGCTGGTTTCATTTGTTCTCTCCTATAAAGTCTTCAAAAGTAAGCCCTTTTTCTTTAAGAATAGCCTTAACTTTTTTCATTGCCCGTTTCTCAACTTGAGATATACCTTCTCTTTTTACGTTTAACTCATCGGCTATTTCTTGGTGGGTTAGTTCAAAAAGTGAATCGTCTACTGACTGAGGTACAACTTCGTTCATATACTTAGCCTTACGCACTCTTCTTTCTCCTAGGCTTAGCCGCAACTATGCCAACTTCTTGTTCGGGTTCTGCGTTCCGTGCTTCTATCATTGCATCCGCCATATCATATGACCAAGCTGCCGCAGTCTTTAAATCAGATGCAACATCTCCGTCTTTCCAATTAGCCGTTACAGCAAACATAGCAAAGCAATCTCTCAAGTCTTCATCGTTCATATTGCTATCCATCCTTCGGCGGTTTTTGCATATAAGGTGTCTACTGTTTTGTCAACAAAGGTTTGTATTCTACATATGTCGGGGTCAGCAGTAGTAAAATTTTCTATAACTGATGACATGTTAGGGAAGTTCATTACAGGCAACCAAAGCTCCCCGAAATGTTGTTCTGCATCAATCACTATCTTGTCTACGTTACACATAAAATCCCATTTCTTTTTCATCTGTATTGCCCTTTTCCATTATGCTCACAAGTTAATACCTTGCAGTAACCTCGACAAGTAAAGTTAGGTTTAGGGTTCCATACTCCTGTTTTATGTGCAGCTTCTAGGCGGTTAGTTTCTTCTATCCAACGCATCCAAAATAACGGTGCATCTTCTGCGGAATACTTAGCCTTAACAAAATCATCACACACAACAAACGCCAACCCAGCTTTTACTTTCTGTACCTTAGGAAAGTGCCTAAATATTGCCAACGCCATAAGCTCTAATTGTTTAGTGTCGGCGTACTTACTGGACTTGCCTGTCTTGTAATCAATCACATGAGCAGAATCTTCATCAATAATTAACAAATCAGCCACGCCTCTAAACCAAACATCTTTATCAAAGAACCCACACGCTTCTAAACCTTTGGTCAAACCCATACGGTACTCAACAAGTTTTTCTCCTTGTATGTTCTCTAATATCT